TGACCACACACGACTAGTAATTGGGAGAGAAGATACTGAACTGCAGAAACTAAACACTCTATCAAAAGGATGTATGTGGTTACAAGCGAGAATGCAAACAATAACTGTATTGTTGTCACAGCTTAACCGTAACATCGAACAAGAGTTTCGTGCAAAACAGCAGTATCAGCCTCTATTAACTGATTTATTCGGAGGTGATTCTATCGGGCAAGATGCGCATGTAGTCATGATGCTTCAACGCCCATACGACTTGTATAATATCACTGACAGTTATTGTGGGGAAGATCCTATAGGACTATTGGCTTGCCACATTGAAAAGAATCGTGATGGATTATTAGGTTTGATCCCGTTTCAAACAGATCTATCGACATTTACGATAGAAGAACGCCCAGCTAAATAACAATCAAATACAAAAAACTATGGAACTCCCAACATCTATTGTTCCCGCAGCTAGAAAAAGCCCAAAGAACATAGTTATTTATGGTCCCCCAAAGATTGGGAAGACAACTATCTTATCTAAGCTTGATGGATGTTTAATCATCGATCTCGAAGATGGAAGTGATATGGTTAGTGCCTTAAAAGTAAAAGCAAATTCTCTCAACGAACTTAGTGAGATTGGGAAAGCTATCATGAAAGCGGGTAAACCGTATAAATATGTAGCTATCGATACAATCACACAACTTGAGGTATGGGCTGAATCAGAAGCCAAAGAGCTGTACAGACAAACTCCTATGGGAAAGAACTTTGATTCTGACAACAAGGGCTTATCTGTACTCTCATTACCTCAAGGTGCAGGTTATTTATACTTGAGAATTGCTTACAAGAAGTGGTTGGATCGGTTGAATCAACTTGCTCCTCACATTATTCTCGTTGGACATCTGAAAGACAAGATGATCGAGAAGAAAGGGAAAGAGGTCTCAAGCAAGGATCTTGATTTGACTGGGAAAATTAGAAACATTACATGCGCAAATGCTGATGCAATTGGGTATGTGTATCGTGAGAAGGAAGAATTAATGGTCTCCTTCGATTCAAAAGATGATCAAAATGCTGGTTCCCGCTGTGATCACTTAAAAGGTCAATCCGTAGCGTTTGACTGGGACAAAATCTTCATTGACTAAACACTCTTTTAAAACCTTTTGTTATGATTGACGCTCAAATCCAGAATGTTCCGCAAGTTGTGGAGCCTAAGAAGCAAGTAATCACGGTATCTCAAATCCTTTCTGACCTCGAAGCAGGATTGGATCGTAAGTCTATCCGTGAGAAATACAATCTCTCTGTAGAAGAAACAAAGCTTATCTTTCAGCACCCAAAGCTCGCAGGAAAGCGTGTTAAGCGCAGCAAAGCTATCAAGTTTACACTTATTGATGATACTGAACAACAAATTACTGATTCTCAGTCTGATGATACAGACCCTGAAGATGAGTCTGAAGAAGATACCACTCCTTGGGACTCTTACTCAGTGAACAGCTAAGAAATACTTAGTAGTTGATAATAACTAACAAACTAAAATAAACACATAATAATGGCTATTTCCGCAAATAATTCTGAAGACGAAGTCGTAGGAGGGATTAATCTGTTCTACGGAGTTGCAGCTATGCAAGTAGTTGCTATAAATCCTACTCTTGCAGAGCTTAATGAGCTTGGGATCAACTCAAAGCGTGATCCCGAATACACGCTTGAACTGAATGAGGAGAAGTATCAGAAATTGAGTTTCTGGGTTAAGCACACTTCCCCTGACATCATCACTCGTGTTGAGATTCTCATGAAAGATACTCCTCGTGCAAGCAAGGATGGATCAAAGTTCATGTGGGTCAACAATCGTGGACAAATCACATGGAGTGACGAAGCTCCGTCTTCAAAGTATGAGTGGTTTAAATCTGAAGGTGAGCGTAAAGCTTACAGCGGAGAGGACACACTGCTGAACTTTGTAAAAGCTTGGGGTAACGTATCTTCTAATGGAGATTGCTACTTTGAGACCATTGACAAAATCGTTCAAGGTGATGTAACTGAGATCAAGAAGCTCGTTGAAGTTCTTAAGGACAACAAAGTCCGTGTTCTTCTTGGAGTAAAAGATGGGAAGTATCAGCAGGTCTACACAAAGCACTTTGGACGTTTAAAGCCAAAGCGTGATGATCTGTTTACAAAAGAGCTCAACTCTGACTATGGAGGATTTAACTCTGCATATCCTGCAGATTTGAGACTCTCTGGGTACTCAGAGAAGGTCATTGCTCCCTCAGAAAGCTTAGCTCCCGCAGTGAGCTCTGAGGACGATTGGTTGTAAGAGTTAAATTATGAGGAGGGGGGTTAGGGGCATACCCTTTCCCCCCTTTCTCATCTCATAATATAGCTATGGGAATACACTATAAAGACAGCAACGTAATACTACACTCTGACTATATACTGAGCTATTTAACTGAGTATGATATTTTTAGGAGATATTGTAGTAATTTTATTAAATTAGGGGCAAAGTTTCGAAGCGAACTTAGAAAAGATAATTCTCCGACTGTTAGCATAGTAGAATGGAACGGAAAATTACTTTATAAGGACTTTGGAAACCTTGAACACACCTTTAATTGCTTTAGCTATGTTGCTTATAAGTATGGAACAGACTTTGTTGGGGCTCTCAATATCGTTTATAGTGATTTTTCTAGTAGCTTTAATGGGAATGATTCTGTCGTGGCTGGTAGATTCAGTCATAGAGTGGGAGGAGAACTATCACGCAAGAAATCAGAAATAAAGGTTAGAGTTAGGAATTGGAATGACTCAGATAAAGATTTCTGGGTCAAATATCATATTTCTAAAAAAATACTGCATAAATTTGATGTCTTTCCCGTGGATTATTACTGGGTAAATGATTCAAGATTCAAAGCAGATACTTTAACCTATGCCTTCAAATTCGAAAATGGATTTAAATTGTATAGACCGTATGATCCTATTCATAAATGGTTTAGCAATGTTGATAGTCAAACTGTACAAGGGTATAGTCAACTTCCTGCAACTGGGGAAAATATATTTATTACAAGTTCCCTCAAGGACGTCATGTGCTTGGATGTGCTTAACATCCCATCCATTGCATTTCAATCAGAGATGCAGATGCCACGACAAGAGGTTTGCAGGGAGATACACGATCGCTACAATACAGTCTTTTTACTCTACGACAACGACTACACGTCGGAAGTAAATCCTGGGCAGTCTATGGCTAAAAAAATTATAGAAAAATATCCTGATTTTATAAATATTTGTATACCTTCACACTTTGAATCAAAAGACATTTCTGATTTAATAAAAAATAAAGGCTTAGAAGTGGGTAAATTATTCTTACAACAACAATGCGAGGCTCATATAAAACCAACGTAGAAACTAAAAAACAGATAGATAAGATTCTGTTTAAGACAGTGCAAATGATGGCAAATGTTGGAATGAAAACCTCGTTAGATGTTGGGGATAGAAAAACAGCTAAAAAACTAGAGAAAGAGTGGCTTCAAGAAATAAAAGACTTAGATCCGGAAATGTACGAACTCCTAGTCCCAACCGTGGGAGAGTGAGGAATGCAAAGAAGCTAGAAGTAGATGGAATTAAGTTTAAAAGTCTTCTCGAAGCATTCTGTTATAGTAAACTCAAAGATGCAGGATTAAAATTTGGGTATGAAACTCAAAAGTTTGTCCTCATGGAAGGGTTCTATTATCCCGAAGAGTCATTCGAAGACAATGGGAAAACAGGATTCAATGATAAGCAGCCTTATAAAGTCAGAGATATTACATACACCCCAGACTTTGTAGACCCCAATGGGAGGTGGGTAATCGAATGTAAGGGGTACGCTAATGAACGATTCCCTATGAAGTGGAAGATGTTCAAAGAGCTACTAGTAAGAGACGGAAACCCTCCCAAACTATATGTCCCAAGGAATCAAAATCAGGTTCTAAAGACTATAGAGCTTATTCAAGCAATAAAGACCTCAACGTAAGTTGGGGTTTTTTGTTTTATACACCTAGCAATCTATCCAATGAGCATAAAGACTATTGGGAGCAACGTAACTTCTAACTCAAAGGGGTTAGAAAAGCGAATAAATAAAGGGGCAGAAAGATTAGTATTTGACATCTTACAATCTTCACAGTACTCTACCCCTATATCCTCTAGTGTCAGAGAGCTAACTACAAATGCTCTAGATTCACAGAGAGAGAAAGAGATGGCTATTGAGATTCTAACAGGGAATAAATCAATAGAGGATTACTATATTAAACGAGATGGGGAGCAATATCAGGACTCTAACTTTGACCCATCGTACTACAATCTAGAGTATTTAGACAACACTCAATCTGATGTAATTCTCAAATACCATGAGAATGAAGGAGTTGGGTTCTGTGATGAGTTTATAGTCGAAGACTATGGAGTTGGGATTGGGGGTAAGCGTCTTATTGGGATGTCTGAGCTTGGATATTCTACAAAGAGAAATACCTCTGAGAACTTTGGAGCATTCGGACTAGGAAGCAAAGTTGCTTTATCTACAGGAGTAGACTTCTATGTAGTAGAAAGTGCATATAATGGGAAGTATGTAAAGTTTCAATGCTTTGCATACAAGACTGTATTCACTATCTCTAAATGGGAGGCAGATGGGGAGATGAATCTTGAAGGGAATACGATTTACTACAAAAACTACTTAGGGAATAATTTCACTAGAGTATCTTTTGGGGTAAAAAGACATAATAGATCTGCATTTCAAGATGCAGTTTCTGATCAACTAACTTATGTGCAAGGAGTTAAGTTCTTTATTAGACGAGAGAATAATACATCTTATTTTGAAGCTGACTTCTATAAAGAGCCTATCTATAACTCTAAGAATATCTTAGTATCTGAAGGGACTTACTATGGGAGACCTCATATCGTGATTGTAAAATCCGAAGATTCCTCAACAGGAATCAATTATGGGCATGTACAGTTTAGAGAGCTTGAGATGGAGCAGCTGTTTGGGGCTGTTGGGTTAAAATGCCCAATGCGTCAAGCATATATAGATGAAAATAACAACGAAGTTGTAATTCAAGAAGGTGTTGAAGTAACCCCCAGCCGTGAGAAAGTCATTTGGAATGACAACACAAAGAGATTCGTTGAGAATGTCATAGACAAAGCTCATATTGAAATCTCAGAGTTAGTTAATTCAGAGCTAGGGAATGAGGCAGACATCTTAGAATGGTTAAAGAAGTGCTCTGTAACTATAAATTCTGGGAATAGAGTTGAAGAGATAACAGAAGAAACCACATCTATTGCACTCTTAGGAAAGCTATCTAGATTCTTGAATGTAGATAAGATCAAACCTAAATTCTTTCTAGATAAATCTATTGAGTATAAAGGAACCTCTAATCTGCTTCCTTATTATACTATCACAAAGATGTTTATACCCTTTGGGTTAAGTACAATTAAAGTAAGTGATGTATATTATTGGAATCACATAAATCTAGATAACTTATACTTTCTCCCATCTAACAGAAATGCTACCAAAGATTGGTATTTGCTAAATGAGATTAAAACTGGGGAGAAAGCTATCTATATCTTAAGAGAGAATACTTCTAAGCTGAATGGGGTTAATCCATTCATGCTATTAAATGAAACATTCATAGCAACAAGAGCATTAGAAGATAAGATTCTAAACTACATCAAGCTATCTAAGTACTACAAATCTTACGAAGATGTAGTAGTCCCCAGCGACTTTAAACTCCCAACTGGAGCTACAGCATCTTTCGTAAGTATCCTTACTCCTGAGCAAATGCGGGAGATGAATGGGGAGATTGTAGCATTCACATTACGAGAAGATCAAAGTAGGTATAGCAAAGAACTAGTCTTTGATAAGATTCAGCCTATTCAAAAGGATTTCCTTACTTCTTCTACTCCTACATATTATGGATTACGAGATGACAAGGAGGAACTTTATGTTGCATATAAAATGCTTGAGAACATAAATCCTGTCTATTCTTCTTCTAGAACCTATGGGTATATTCGAGCATTTTATTGGGATAAACCTCCTGTAAGGTTGGAGAAATCTGATGGTTTAAAGCTAATAGAGCGAAGTTCGATAAAACATAAAGCTCAGATTATAAAGATCAGTGAAAAAACAGAGAATATTGTACATGCAAACTCCAACATAAAGCACGTATCTAACTTATTCTGGGAAGACAATGGAGATGGGACTATGGTCCTTCACCCTTTACTAAAGTTTTACTTTACAAGAGAATACTCTTCTATGGTAAGAGACTGGGTATCAGTTTATATCTCCAAGATTATCCCAGAATTTACAGATATATGCTTTGTGATTACTAGTTTGTTTGAACAAAGCCCACAATTTAGCTACGATGAAGTGCGGAACTCTGTCTTATTGGATAATCTAACTAAGTTTGCAAAGAGGAAATACTTCTTGGATAAATCTCTCCCGGACTATAAAGAACAATTGCAAGGGATATGTGAGGAGATATTCAAATTGGATATAAAAGACATTGACATTTTCTACGATGATATACTGGAAATCAGTACCTTTGTATGTAATTTCGCAGAAGGGATTAACTCTTTCGTAGGAAGATTGCATGTAAATAATGACATCAGTTCCGCATTTCTCACTGAGCTAGAATCATATCTAAAGATGAGGGGTAAATTAGATATGGAAATCCCAAGTTGTCTCCCCTCAGCAGTCGCTATTATTCACGAAAACCTAATCCCTCAATATAAAGACAATGATTGACATCAATGTTATTGACAACTGCATCTCTGGCTCTGTGGGGGAAACTCCCTTTATGGTAGAGTATGATGCAAATGTCTATCAGGAACTCAGCTACATTGCTGACCTAGCTAACAATGCTAACACAAAAGAAGAGTATCAGATTCACACTGATAAGTTCTTCTCAGTGATTAACAGAGTGAAGGATTATGCAAAAATTGCAGAAACCAAATGTCCTTACATTAAAGTAAACAATGTAACTGGGCAATTCTTTCTCACCTATGAGGGAGAGGTATCTAAAATTCCAATGCCTACAGAGCTTGTAGATCGTATCTACAACTCTATGGATAGCGGAGCAGATTTCATGCCCTTGGTGAAGCTGTGGATGCGTTGGTTGCGTAATCCAGTACTGAAAGCAAAGATGGAGAATGGGACAGGGAAAGAATTCTCTGATAGATTCTTCAACTTTGTAAACATGAAGTATGTGCACCCCGAGTTGTTGACTGACCTTATGGATAATCATGGTCTGAGTTTAGATGCAGCTAGAAAGCGAGCTACTATCTATCAGATCAAGATTACAAAAGAGGGTCTCTTAAATGGGTACAAGGTTTCTAGAGAGATCATGCATATGTTTGATCCTGAATCAGGAGAATCTATACCCCGCTATAAGAGAACCTTTGATGTAAATACAGGGCAAATTGCTTCTGAAGGTTTACCTGAGTTTGTAGAAGATAGAATCTTTGAGCCTGCTGTAATGGGTTCAAGTGGAGATCCTTTTACTTGCGAAGGAGTCAATGGATTCTCTGACCCAGGTCATTTTATCAAAGTAGGTTGTTTACACTCCCTAAAGTCTTGGGATAAAGTAAACACAGATGATCACCGTTCTTGTGTCCCAGGTTTACACATCGGGGGATTGTATTATATCTCTGGATATAGTGGGGAAATCCACAACATATTCGTAGATCCAATGCACGTTGGGGCTGTTCCTGACGACGAGACAGGAGCTATTCGTTGTTTGCAGTACTTTGTACATTCAAGTCTTGCCGGAGTCAATGGAAGCATCTATCACTCTTCTACCTATGCTGCTATGACAGACTTAGAGTGGGAAGAAATGAGGAAGGATGTAGTCATTGAGCTCAACAATCATTTAGGGAATGCTCTTACTTCTAGACTGTCTGATTTCAAAGACGAATTAGAAGATGATGAGTATGGTGATTATGAAGATGGGAGTTATGATGATATGGATAACTAAATCGCTGTGATACCCTAATAAAGTAAGTCACAGTGATAGAGCAAGGAAAACTAGACAATGTTTGTCTTATAGATGGAGATTCCTTGTTGTACTATGAAATGGATAAAAGCTCTCTTGAGGAGGCCTGCGAAGGTCTCTCCAAGAGGCTTTCCCATATATTAGAGCAATGCGATACCAACAGGTATGTAGGGTTTCTAACAGAAGGGAGATGTTTCAGGTACAACGTGGATTATCAGTATAAAGCCAAACGTAAAAGAAGGGGAGACCGTCCCATTATTTTCCCTTCTATGGTTGAATATCTAAAGCAGGAGTGGGGATTTACAGCCTTTGATGGGTTAGAAGCTGATGATCTAGTCAGCTATTATTCTAACTCCTTGGTAGAGTATAAACTCGCAACCCCAGTTATATGTTCCCCTGATAAAGATGTTCTATATCAATGTGCAGGGACGCACTACAATTATCGCACTACTCAGTTTATTGAAACTACTGAAGATCAAGCTACTAGTTTTCTTTGGAAACAAGTATTGATGGGAGATAGTACAGACAACATACCTGGACTTCCAGGAGTTGGGGAGAAGACTGCAGACAATTGGTTAAAAGGACGCACTAAAGACTTTGAAGTCTTTGCACTCAAACAATATGTAGACAAGTTTGGGTCAATAGAAGGAGTGCGTAAATTCTATCAATCATTTGCTCTAGTAAAACTCTTAAAGACCGATGCAGATATTGAATGGTTCTTTAAGATAAACTTTCTCCCAAAGTCCCCAGAAATACGAGAACGTAAGTTTAGTTCTGAAGATGTATCTTCACAGACAAATCTTTGGGACTAATGAAAGATTTATTTCACGTATCCATAGTTGTTGTGAACGCTAGAATGGCACGAGTCGTTGGAACTGTGTCTATGTTCATGCAAAATCGTAATGATACAGATATTGTATCATTAGAATATAATGACTATAAAATTACAGTAGGGGATACAGTGAGAGCTGGAAAAATACCATACAAAGTAAACTATATCAAACCAGTAATAACTCAACAAGGATTAATAGGGTATGATATAATAGTTTGTAATGTAAACAATACTAGCATATTTGCCTTTCCGTTTATTGGGGGTAATCGTAGACTAATGCTTTGGGATAATCTGTTCATGAATGCATTTATTGCAGTTCCTGATCATCCTAAGTGCATTGCATTATTGTATAGATTTTCTGGGAGTATCTTATTTACAAAGTTTGAATCTGCATTATGCTCATTCAGAGCCTTTGAACATAGATATGATCCAGATCCCTATCATGTATTGTTTGTCTTCAATGTCCCTCAAGAAGCAGAAGCATCCTATGAGCACTTTATAAATGGGAGATATTCGCAGATTGATGATTTGTGGAAACTAAAGATTCTAGACTTTCATGGTTTTGACATGGATGGGCATACTGGGCAGATACTGTTCAGAGACTCTCGTCTTCGTGAAAAGATTGAAAACAAGCTAGATATTACTTTGGGAGAAGAAACAGAACTTCATAGCATTATCGACCGCTCTGTAGAGGAATTAGATTTTAGCTTTTATGCCCCAAGCGCAAAAGCTGCTATAGATAAGATGTAATGACCGATAGACTTAGAAATCAACTAGGAGATTGGGGGGACGTATTGTCCCCCTTTATCTCTAACCCTTCTTTTGATCATATACGAACTCAATTACGAGTAGAGAAATCCAAAACTATCGTATACCCCTCTGATGATAAGATATTTAAAGCTTTTGAGCTCTGTCAATTTAAAGATCTCAAAGTTGTAATCCTTGGACAGGATCCATATCACAGAGGTGAAGCTATAGGAGTATGTTTTGGGATTGATAAAGAGAAGTCAAAGATACCCCCAAGTCTTAGAGTCATTGTAAAAGAACTGCAATCTCAATACCCAGACATAGACATATCTAAGTTTGATTATTCTTTGTATTCATGGGCTCAACAAGGAGTGCTTCTCTTAAATACATACTTAACAGTTTCTAAGAACTCTCCAGGTTCCCACCAAAATATGTGGGCATGGTGGACAGCAGATGTCCTCAAAGAAATCTGTTTAAGGAAATGTGATGATGTGATATTCATCCTTTGGGGGAAACACGCTCAGAGCTTTAGCTACCTTATTCCTACCTGTAATATCCTAAAGAGTGCTCACCCAGCTGCAGAAGCATATGGAGGAGGAGGATTCTTTGGGAATAATCACTTTCTAGAAGTAAATAAATTACTCTCTAGCAAATCTATCCCTGAAATAAATTGGGGATTACATAGTAACTTGTCCAATCTTTAATCAAACACAAATAACTATGAGCGACGGAATTTGGTTTCAGCAACATACTGGTCCTGAGGAGTTTACATACTCCACTCGTAAAAACTACAATGACCCCACAGTGCAACAAGTAAGGCAGATTGCAGATGAAATAGTAGAGATGCTTAATGACAAGAACTCTGCTTATGGAAACTCTGCTCTCAATCCTCTGAGATTATTCTCTACTTCTAGTGCTCTTGAGGGACTATGTGTACGTATTGACGACAAGATCAGTAGAATAGCTAACTCTGGGATTACAGATAAGACTGAAGATTCTGTAAAAGATCTTATAGGGTATCTGTTATTATTGCAGGTTGCTTTAAGTAAGAGCCGTAGATAAAAAAGAAAGGGGGACTTCGGTCCCCCTTTTACTTTACTTCTCGTAGAATTTAGCTAGATTCTCTGGATTGTTTGTTTTAGATACCCCTGAGAATCCGGGTAGTATATCAGTTAACTCTTTCACTACTTTCAAATCTCCTTTCTCATAAGGGCCTGACTTTCTTTGGTAATATATCTCTTTTTCATCTATAGGCCACCCAAGATTATACATACCTAAGTTTTTAGCTGATACTGCAAGTTCCCAAGCATTTTTAACTGGGCGAATGGTAGCAGTAGGAGATTCAGCAAGTCTTATAAACTCTTCAATATTCCTAAAGGCTACAAGTTCACTACGCAGTCTCAAAGCTTGGTAGACAGTGAATGATGCCCAGTATGGGTTCTTCTCATCGTCATCATCGAACATACCTTTTATAGTGTTTGCAAGCATCAAGGCTATAGTAGAAACAGCCATTTCTACCCCTGCTCGAATCAGATTCTTTTTCTCTGATTCTGATAAATCCCCAAATGTCTTTTTAAGATCTCTAGTTTGAATGAGATTAGACATTGCATTTATCATGGTATTATAATACCCATTTGTAAGCTCCCCGCTCTCTACATCTATGTGAGCCCCATCCCCAAATCCAAATCTTCTTCTCAAACCGGGGACAAAATAACTTCTAAAAAGAAGTAACAACCTAGCTCCAGCACGTCTCTGTGCAGCTACTACGTCTACACTTCCACGTAACTGGTTGAGTGTCTTAGACATAGACGATACTCTTAAAGAGAACTTAGCTAAATTGAAATTAGCTACCCGTGGGTCAATGATCCACCTGCCCTTAGAATCTTGTATAAATACATCGTACAAGTTGGCATCACTCCCATCTTCATTCTTTATCACATTCCCATCCTTGTCTTTCAGCTGCCCCTCCATTTCAAAGGCCATAGCTAGGACCTTTTGACCCATCAACTGTATATCTGCAGCCTTCTGAGCAAATGTTAAAGTTGATACACTTGCTGCTTTTTTAGCTGCACTCCCTGTTAAGTTATTAAAAGCTTGAGATCCTTCTTGTAAAGCATTAGTTAATTCCATAAACGCTCCAATCTTATTCCCTTTAGTTAATTTTCCAGATGCAGTTTCAGCAAGATTACCTCCTAAAGTTCCCATGTGCATCTTAGCTTTCCCAAGATTCTTAGCTGTAAAGTATCCCCCAGCTATCCCCTCTTGTATTGACACAGTATTATCCATCAACCACTGGTTAGCTGCCTGCGGGATGTTCAATCCAAGTGCTGTAATAGCTGTTAAACTGCTTATAGATGCAGATAGTTTTTCTGGGGACATCCCAAGAAATGTAGCAGAAGCATCAGATGCAGATTGTCTGTCATAGAACACACTCTCCAACCACTCATTTACTTTTTTAAGATCGTTAGAGTCTCCTCCTTGTGGAGATCTAGCATATAGCTTATGCAATCCATACTTAGATAAAATGCTGTTAGTCTGCAGATCTCCATTGGGAAGTAAGTTAACCTCCATACGGTTTTCTAATGCAGACCTCATAACATTAACTACCCCATGTAATTCAGATTTACTTCTAAACCTGTTAGCCATATCATCAAACTTAATGATACTAGATGTAATGTCTCTAGATATCAAAGCTTGATCTAGTGTCCCTACAAAGTGCATAGGGATTGCTCTGAGTCTCTCCTTGTTCTTTCCTATTAATTCCCCAAATTCTGTATCTGTTTCTTGATGCAAGAAGTTATTTTGAAAGAATCCTTTTACTGATTTGGATACCCCATCTTCAAGGAACTCATCTTGAGCAGATTTACGAATAGATGGGGCTACATATGAGAAGTCATCCCAAGTATTCTTAAACTGTGGAGTACCCCCAATCTTCTTTAATTGAGCTGTTTTGTATTTATCAAGAAGTACATCATAGTACTCTCTAGCCTCTGCAGGCATCTGAGTATACTTAGGATTTAAATAGGTATCATTAGGAACTGCCAGATTCCCCTTAAAGACTCCCCCAGAGAAGACTCCCTCAATCTCATACTGCAGCCCATTGATTGCTGCCCATATCTGGGCTTTTTCAGTTTCAGGAACTGCCTGAGTAAGAACATCAAATTCTAAAGCTTCTTTCTTTCTAATTAAAGCATCAAGCTGACTTTGAGCACCTTCAACTGGGATGGTATTCTGTCCCCACCAAGAGTTAACTTCTTCTAAATAGCTTTTCCCATCTGAAGTTTTAAAGTACGCATCTAGATCTTTCCCCTTTACTCCTTCAGGATAGTTGTTTCTAGCTCTAGCTTCTGCGTAGAATTTATCTTTAGCAGCATAGAACTTGCTTACATCGTACTGCTGTACAAATGATAGCACTTCTGTAGATGAATACTTTCCAGTCTCATCATCTCTCCTATATATGGTTATAGTCTCTAAGATATCTTCATAGAGCTTAGCAGGATTATCTTCCCCAACCCCTTTCCAATTCACAAACTTTCTGTATGGATCTGCAAGATCATACTTTGTATTTATAGTATCCTGATATGCCCCAAACAGTTTAGTCTTTACAGCATTAGCAAATAGCTGTATTGATGTGCTTCTGCTATAAACAACGGGATCTAACCATAAAGAGAACCAGCTAGCATCTGTATGAGATGCTTTCATCTCTGCTAAGATAGCCTCTCTCCCAATCTTCTTCTCTTCTAACTGCTTGATATTCAGAGCTAATACTGCATCTCTCCCAGCAGCTCTAGCCTTTAAGTATCTAACGTCAAACCTATTGATATCGACTACTACTCCAGCTGTTTTAATTCTCTCAATCTTAGCATCTAGTTGCTTATTGATATCCATAGGAGCATACTCAAGGAGATAGTCCACATGTATAGGGAGTACAGCGTCTAGGAATCTACTATCAATCTCTTTCATGCGTCTCTCAGACTCTCTGACGTAGTATAGAATATCTTCCCCAGCAGCAATCTCATCAGACATATTAGAGTTGAGAATAGACTCTACTTGGTACCCTAAAAGAGTGACAATAGACTTACTGCTACTCCCAGAATAAAAAGAGTCAATAGTTTGCTTGAGATCAGATATCTTTCTAAGAACTCTTTCTCTCTCAACATTACTTACTTTACCCTTAGCATTAAGAGCTTCGTACTTCTCCTCTAATACTTTTAACTGTGCCTGTCCTTTAACAGACATATCGTGCAGATAATGCACAAAGTCATAGTAAGAATTTATAGATTCACTCTTCTTTTTAATTCTGCTAAGCATAGCACGTATCCTATTCTGCTGTGCTTTATTCTGATCTGACGGGGGTTCTTCTTTAAGCTTACGAAGATTGTTCTCAAGATTCTCTATGATCAATCCTGTTAACTCCTCTCCTTGCTGTCTAGTTTTTTCTACTTCTTTGGCTAATTTCCCAGATCCCTCCATAGCAGCAAACTCCTCTGTAACATCTCCTAAGATATCAGACTCTTCTACTACTCTATTTGCAGTTGTAGAGAACTCATATACATCAGGAGCAATCTTATTAATATTTTTTAAGACATTGTAATCAACTATCAATTTGATACTTGATCCCACTCTATCAGTTTTTAGAAGAAGATCATCCGCCCCAAATGCTTGTGCTGCTACAGCATTTATAGAGTCAATCTGCTTAAGCGCCTGTCGCTGAGAACGTCTAGGGTTTATGTACATATGAGATGCACCCTCTACTCGTATCCCCAACCCATCTTGTAAGATGATCTCCTCAATAGACTCTAGCATTCTAGATCCTATCGGAGTATCCTCAACATATTGAAATACGTTTGTAACAAATTCATCACCCACTCCATTGACAGTATATACACAAGCCATGTTATTTACTTTTTATTGTAAAGATATTAATTAAAATCTGCAATTGACTCCATACTTGTTCAATCCGTCATTGTCAGAGGAGTATATCTTAGAGATAGCAGACTGCTCTAAATAGCTTTTAAATTGATTATATAATTCTCCAGAAAATTTCTGCATACCCTCCCTCCCAGTTACTATTGTCCCCCCATTTCCAGGGATATTCATCTCTACAAGTCTATTCTTAATCCCTTTAGGAGTTACTTTAATATAGTAAGAATTATTATTATCTCCCCCAATTCTTACATAGAGTTCTGTAGCATCCATAGTTCCTTTTCTATTTTTAGGAACTCTTTTATATCCCTTATAGAACATTGCAGTTTCTGTAACTACTGAAGGAATAGAATATATTTTATATTCAGTTCCTTCATATACTTTTGTGTTTTTTGTTAATTTTAATCTAGATTCTTTCTGAATAAGTCCAAAACTCAACCCAAAGTTTCTAACAAATTCTACAACAAATTCTGGGTCTGTAAACCTGTTAATATCATTTCTAGAATTATTGATAGAGTTTCTAAACTCATCTAATATTCCAAGTGCTTCAAACATTTCTGGGCGAATAAACTTGTAGAAAGAACTCTTACTTGGGAGGAAAGCACTAGATATAAGTGCATACTGCATCAAAGAGTATCCAAGTTCTGCAATTTCAAGATTCTGCTTTTCTCTTTCAACTTTATCTTGGAGTGGGGAAGTATACCTCCCAGGATTTGAGATCAATAGCATAAATCCTTCAGAGATTCTATTACTCAAATCAGCATCCACTCGCCCTTTAGGTTTGAACTCTAACTTAACAATTCTACTTTCTGGGCTTTTGGTGGATGTATTATCTAAAGAATCAATAAGTGCGTTTCCTGAAAGCGCAGGGTATTTCTTAATAGCATCATTCAATTGCCCTAATATACTCCTGCTCCATATCTTATTGTCAACCAATTTTTTAGGATCATTCCCAGTAAATTGTCCTTCGGGATTTTTACTCAAAAACAGTTCATTGAACTTAGTCCCAGGAGCTGACATAAGAGAGTACAGCAATGCTCTATTGATAGCTCTATGCTGAGATGCAGTTAAATCCTCAAGCATAAGAATATTCTTCAAGTACTCTTTGAACATAAGAACAGAGTCTGATGGTCCAAAGAATAGAGGCTTAGCAGCATTGAATACTACATTGAAGTATTCTTGGAATGCCTGTGTTGGGAGGAATGCATCTCCTTCTAAGAACTGCTGTAAGTCTTCTGCACTAACTAAAGGATTAGATTGTGCTTTAATTACATTAATTGTATCTGCAATTACTTGCATTTCTCCTAAGTCATTTACAGCATCTAATGTATCTGGAGATAAAGCTTTATAAATTTTACGTAATTCTTTCCCAGAATAATAAGATATGATAAAGTTCCTAAACAAACTCTTTGCTAACTCACTGGTTGTATCTTGATTAGCAATGACAGTTTCAAGGTCTTCTTGACTCATAGGATCCATAGGTCCATTGACTCTATCATTAGCATTTTGAAGCAAATCGCGATGTAGTCCTAATTCTTTTATCATATCTTTAAATACTTGATAAGGACCCTCTGCGCTGGTATTTACTCTTCTTGTAAATTCCTTAACTAAAGGTTGCATTCTAAATGCAATAACCCCAGCCTCAGGAACACCCATTGATGCTAAGTGAATAGTGGCATTAGCTGTTAAACCTGTATCATTTGTTCTTTCTTGTAATGGGTTTTCTTGTCCCCCAACATCAAGTGAAGCAGATAAGTGAGAAGTAAATACTTTATTCACTCGTTCTCCAGTAACAGCAGATCTATTTCGAATGATGTATAGTTCAGATCGCACTCCATCCTGCACCCAAGTAACCTTAGCACTTTGATTTAATCGCAACCCTCTTGTCCCATCTCCAAGATTTCCATGAACAGCAACTGAGAATCCAGAGTCAGCATTTGCATACTGCCCAACAAGACCTGCAGCTGTCATGAACTTATTGTACATCTTAATATCTAAGAGAGGATCATCAAAGGCATTAGAGCCAAGATCTGCATTCTCCATAATATTTAATCTATCAGCAATTTCCTTATACTCTTTAGATTCTACCCCAGACAGTACCTCTTCTAAGTGCTCAAGGTTCTGAGATACAGCTACCTGTGTGTAAAATAACAAGTTATTAAGCTGCGCTTCATCTAAGCTTTCGTAATATTCTAAAGGCTGATTTGCAAGATCGGTTATATTAATGTTGGGGAAAGCTATATTCCCATCAGCATCTATATCTTGCATAATAACATAGAGTTTATCCCAGTCAAAGTCGGAACCTGTTACTACTGTAAAGTTTGCAGGAACAATAATGCTCTTCTTATATGATTTTGGGAGAGCAATAACTGGTCTGAGAACAAGAGTTGATGCCAAAGATTGGTGTGGAATACGGTACCCAATAAGATTAAGTTTTTCTTGTATTGCAGGATCTGATAAATCAAGATCTTCCCCAACTTTAATCCCAATCTTTTCCAACACATCCTCAGATAAAGCAACTTCTACATACAATTTATCCTCAGAAGCTGCATCAATAAACTGTAATTCTCGTAATTCTCCATTGATATGGAACTTACCCATAGCCCCAGCCTGAACAAGCTCAACCCCAGGAACCATAATCTTGGCTACTCTAGATCTAAACAGTCCTAAGAACTGCGCTGTAAGATCTCTCTCAGTAGTTGGGAATGACACAGGAAGTCTAAAATCATATTCGTTATTTACTTTAACGATAGCTAATTGATCTTCAAGTACAATATCAAGTTGCCCACTATTCCTCTTAGATTCAATAGTTAACTCTTTAATCTTAGAGAGCATCTTAAGCTTAGCTGTTTGTCTTTCAGCTTCAGTAGTAGCATTGATATAATCCCTAAATCCTACTTCTTCAATAGTATCCTTAAGAGTCTTGGTTACTTTAGCCTTGAATGCTCGACCATAGATATCAAAAAGTTGCTGCCCAGAAATATCTGTCCCACGGAATTTATATGTTCCTTGACGATTGATATTAGCCACAGCATGCTTTCTAATCTGTCTATTAAATCTAACCTGAGACTTTTCTTTTGTAGACATAACCTGAGGTTCTACAAACGATCGTCCATACTGTATAGTAGGCTCTATTCCTTGGAAGTAATTACTTTCTCCTCTTTCTTCTTTAGATCTATCAATCGTAAATACTTTTCTCTTGATTCCCTTCTTTGCTGATATAGCATTGAACAGGTGAATAGGTTCCCCATTTGTATACTCCCCATTCATTGCTCTATACATATCCTCCATTATCGGAGATGTAGCAGCAACGTCTCTATTGAGAACAAAGAATGCGTTCTTATCTAATTCAGATGCATATATCTTTTGACCTGCAACTTCTACAATCCCTGTATGATCGTAGAATAATTTGAATTGAGGAGTAAACTCAAACTCCCATTTTCCCCCATTTTCATATCTCTGATACATCTCTTCATGTTCGGCAGTCCATGTAGATGGCCCAAACCCACCTTGTATCAAAGCTCTAAACATCTCAGGGCTAATAATAGCCAAAGCGTCAGTACCCTTAGCTACATTTGATCTAAAATTATTTGATATCGCTGATGCCCTCTCTTGAGACACACCTTGTTTTATGAGCTGGTCTTTATATACATCTGCAAGTTTCTCTGTAACTTCTCCTTCTGTTCCTAAGTCATTAAATGATGCTTGACCAAATGTTTCAAACATCCCAAAGTCAGGATTAAGAGGATCAGAACCTTTAATAAATGCTCTAGATCCTGGAGTATTTAATAGTCCCCATCTCTTATATAAGTCTTCAATACTTTTAAAGTATGCGTGACTACCTCTAAATAAGCTAGTTAACTCAATTCTAGATACAATTGTATTAAATACAAAAGAATCTATGAAAGCATTAAAATCTCCTCTGTATCCTCTTTTAAGTCCTTCAGAATCTATATATGTCTCATTAAGATTGAGAGACTCTAATTTCTGCATCATTGCAGCACTGTGAGCTGAGAGAGTTTCATTTAGATATTTCTCAACCATCTGATCAATTGCATTCCATTGAGAATCATATGTTGAAACTCTTCCCAACTCTAACATACCTAATATAAAACCAGAAAGATTAGTCCCATTAATTGTAACATCTCCTGTTCCAGAGAGTCTCATTTGTTTTATTCTATCTATATTATCGTGATATTCTTTAAATCCTCCTTGTGGAGATTCTTTAGAATCCTCATTAATTTTAGAATCTCTATTAATTCGTACAAGATCTTGTACAATAATAGCCTCAATGATTTTCCTCTTGCTCATCCCAGTATCCTTAAAGATCTCTGTGAGTTTGCTCTTATTACTAAAATCGTCAAACTTGGGAAGAGTTACATATGTTAAATTCTCTCTAGATTCCTGAGTAGGAACTTGCACTCTCATAGTACTTGTCCCATCCATCAGGAATAGATCTAAAGCCGTCTTAAGTAGACCTCTGTCTTTCAGATCTTTATATTCTTTTGCATCTGAAGCTTCATCCTCTTCTCCTCTAACAGCACTAAATTGTTGAGTTTGAATATTGAAATACCCAAACTCAGCACTTTCAAGAATCCCAAACAGTAGAGATCTATGTTCAAGAGAAGGATTGAGAGAAGCATCTTGTTCCATGTCAAGATATGTCTGAGATTTAGTCTCAGAGTTCATATCATTGACTCTATCCGTAAGAGGGGTAGGCTTATTAACTGGGTAAACTGGTTTCCCTTTTCCGTTAAGAACAGAATCTACTGTATCAGATGTATACAAATCCGCAAAGGCATTTGCTAAATAGTTAATCTGATTGATACGTCCCATAGAATAATCAGATTTCATATCCTTTTTGGGGGCTACAAATTCAGATATTCTACCTCCAGAGAGTTTAGTTTCAAATATATCTTGTAAGATTCCTTTGATATCTCCTTTATCTAATATTTTAGCTAGAAATTGCTGAGATTCAGCGCCTTTAGATAAAATATATTCTTCTATAATGTCTTGATTCTGCTGTTTACTATTCCCAATATTCATCCCAAGCTCCCACATAATCCGCCCCAACGCTTGAGTCTTTGCAGTTAAATTAGTTCCCTGCAGTATAGAGAAGTCTCTTTTTATATCCTCAGTTTTAGAAATTGGATTTCTAAGATTATATATATTATTTCCCTCCTCATCTTTAGTTACTGTATATACTGTAGGATTATTTTTAAACTGCTGTTCAGACTGTATATTCTGCAACCATGCAGATCTTAACTTAGATATAGAGTCTTCTTTATTAATCCCAATAACAGTTGTAGATTTCCCTAAAGCTTTTTCTGCTTTCCCATCCTTTATTACAACATCTCCCTCTGCATCTACAACATCTTCTTGCGCATAAGATTCTTCAATAATAATTAACTTAGTTTCATCAAGTCTAAATGTCTTAAAGAACTGAGCTTTTTGCGCAGTTGAGAAACGAGATAATGCTTCAACAACTGGGAGTAACTCTTCATCATATTTAGAAGCTGCAGTAAGAGCTTCTTGCATTTGCTCAAATGATGTTACGTTTTTTACTTTACTCTTTATCTTCCCCATTAATCTAGTAACAGGGATAGTAGTTTTAAATCCATACATGTTAGGGTATGGAGATATAATATCTTGTAGAAGTCTTTTTACTTCTTGAGAGACAGTACTAGCTGGATCTACCTGCAGAGTTGCTACAGAATAGTTCTTCTCAGCCATAACAACATCATCTTCTACATCCGCTTCTGATGGCTCTTCTTCCTCATCAGGATTTTGATCTTGCTCAGCATCTGTAAGTTCAAGATCTTCTTTGACGATTTGCTCAGGCGTATATGCCTTCCCAATATTATATCCATAGGCTTTAATAGCATCAATTAAAGATGATCTAAAACCTTTTCTAATTGTTTCAGTTTCTGGATTGTCTTTATCTATAAGAACATCATTCCAGTTCTCGATAATACTATCTAGAGCTGTATATGTAATATCTAACTCTTCTTCAGAAAGAGTCGCTACATTTATATTTAAAAGAGGGTTGACATACTCTTGAGATGTTTCTGGATCATACTCTGAAATATAGTCTCTGAGTTCGATAATTGCATCATAGATTAATCCTCCAGGTTGATCTGTTTTCCCAAGAAGTTCTTTTGCCCGTGTAAGCATACCTTGTTTGTTGTCGGTATGCCCACCCATCCCAGACACAAAAGCCGTAGACAGTACATCTACAGCTTGTGTGAATCCTTTCTCGCTCCCAAAGTCATTTCTAATAGCAGAATTATCAGCTTTTAATATGACTCCTTGCTCATAGTACAATTGAGGAACTACCCCGTCTACATTGTATTTAGCGTAGATAGCTGCTGCTCCTACTTCTCCGTGGAGTTCTACAAGTCTTTTATAGTCTGAATCTGAAAGGTTAGGGCAAAAAAGTCTCATTTGCA